AAAGAAAGTAATGAAGAATTGCCTGAAGATGTAAAGGCTTATTTTGAATATAAAAAATCTACCGGAAGGGGGATGTCCGATTATATGAAATTAAACACGGACTTCTCTTCGATGGAAGAAGACCAACTATTATCTGAATATCTTATTGCTACAGGCGAGGCTATGGATTCGGATGACGTGGATGTCCTGATGGATGACTACAGATACGATGAAGAACTTGACGAGGAAAAAGATATTAAGAAAATTAAGTTGGCAAAGAAAAAAGTTATTGCTAAAGCTAAAAAGTTTTTTAACGAGCAAAAGGAAATGTACAAACAACCCCTTGAGTCAAGCACGGTTGGAATTTCTGAAGAGCAACAGAAAGAAATTGACGAGTATAAGCAATACTTGGCTACGGCTAAAAGTAACCAAGAGGAAGTAAAAAGGAAAAGAGATTGGTTTATTGAAAAAACCAACGAGGTATTTTCAGATTTCAAAGGTTTTGATTTCAAGATTGGAGATGCTACTTTGACTTTTAATCCGGGTGATTCGAGCAAAATGAAAGAGACTCAGTTAGATTCATCATCTTTTGTAAAAAAGTTTATTGATAAAGAAACAGGGTTGATTAATGATGCTGCGGGATATCACAGGGCATTAGCCATCGCAATGAATCCTGAAAGATTTGCTACGTTCTTTTATGAGCAAGGCAAATCAGATGCTACAGAGAATGTTACACGTAAAATGAAAAATGTCCAAATGACAGAACGTAAGACACCTCAAGTGGCAAGAAGTAAGGATGGGTTGCAATTCAGGTCTGTGTCTACGCCAAGTAGCAGAGGCTTAAAGATTAAAAGTAATAAAAAGTAAACAATTTAAAAAATTAAAAAAATGGCAGGTAATTTTACAGGTCCCGGTTTTGACCTTCAGCCATCCGCACAACAGGTGCCGTTGGCAACAAACTACATCCAAAACTTTGATTTCTTGAATCAGTATCTTCCTGATACTTATGAAAAAGAATTTGAGCGTTATGGAAACAGAACAATTAGTTCATTCTTAAGATTAGTAGGAGCGGAGCTTCCTTCAAACTCTGACTTAGTTAAATGGGCAGAGCAAGGTAGACTACACGTGAAGTACACACAAGTTGGTAGTGCTGCACTTGTAAACGCTGATGAGGCTACTTTCCAAATTAATGACCCGGCTGCTCCGGCAGGAACGGCTACTACAGGACAAGTTCCTTTCTCTGCTCAAGGTGGTATCGCTTTGAGAGAAGGACAGACTGTTGTTGTAATTCAAAATGACGGTTCAGGAGAGAACAAAGGTATCGTTACTGACGTTGACCTTACTGTTTCTCCTATTCAAGCTACTGTTGCTTTCTATGAAGCAGGTGGTCTTGTAACTGCAGGTACAGGTCTTGGAAATGCTGACGTTACTATCTTTATCTACGGTTCTGAATTTAAGAAAGGAACTGTTGGAATGGAAGGTTCTCTTGAGTCTGATGACTACATCTTTGAGAACTCACCAATTATTATCAAAGACAAATATGCAGTATCAGGTTCTGATATGGCTCAAATCGGTTGGGTAGAAGTAACCACTGAAAACGGAGCATCAGGATACTTATGGTATATGAAGTCTGAGCACGAAACTCGTTTGAGATTCGATGATTATCTTGAAACCGCTATGGTTGAGGCAGTTCCTGCAGAAGCAGGTTCAGGTGCTGCAACAGGTGCTATTAACCCTAACTATGGTAACAAAGGTTCTGAAGGTATTTTCTATACTGTAGGAGAAAGAGGTAATTTATGGACAGGTGGTATTCCAAATGTTCTTGCTGATTTTGATACTATTATTGGACGTTTAGATTCTCAAGGAGCTATCGAGGAGAACGTACTTTTCCTTGACAGACAATTTGGATTTGCTATTGATGATATGTTAGCAGCTCAGAACTCTTATGGTGCAGGTGGTTCTTCTTACGGACTATTTGACAACGATGAGGAAATGGCTCTTAACTTAGGATTCTCAGGATTCCGTAGAGGATATGACTTCTACAAAACTGATTGGAAATACTTGAACGACCCAACTATGCGTGGAGGAAACGCAACAGGAGCGTCTTCAGGTCACATCAACGGTTTATTGGTTCCTGCAGGTTCTACATCTGTATATGACCAAGTACTTGGTAAGAACGCTAAAAGACCATACTTACACGTACGTTACCGTGCTTCAGAAACTGAAGACAGACGTTACAAAACGTGGATTACAGGTTCTGCAGGTGGTGCAGCTACAAGTAGCTTAGATGCTATGGAGGTTCACTTCTTATCAGAAAGATGTGTATGTACTATGGGTGCAAACAACTTCGTATTATTCGAAGACTAATAATCAATAAAGGGAGGGAGTGTCTTCAAAGACACTCCTATCCTTTTTTATAAATTTAAAATTTAATTAAAATGAAATTAGAATTGAAAGACCGAGTTTATAAACTCACAAGAAACAGAGCGCCTTTGTCGTGCATTATCCCCTCAAGAAATACAGGTAGAAGTCCTTTACTTTATTTTGATGAAGAAAAAGGCTACAACCGAGCGTTACGATACGCAAGAAATCAAAAGAGTTGTTTTGAAGATGAACAAGATGGAACGGCAATTGTTGAACCTATTGTTTTTGAAGACGGTATGTTACGTGTACCAAAGAACAATCCTATTCTTCAAGAGTTTTTACACTATCACCCTCTCAACGGAAAGAAGTTTATAGAGGTTGATTTTGGTAAAGACGCACAAGCAGAAGTAAATCAGTTAAATGTAGAGGTTGATGCTTTAATTGAAGCTAAATCTTTATCTATTGACCAACTTGAAAATGTAGGTAGGGTTTTATTTAATGTGGATGTAACTACTATTACAACTGCAGAACTTAAAAGAGATGTATTGGTATTTGCTAAAAGAAACCCACAAGTTTTTTTAAGAGCACTATCAGACCCTTCACTAAAACTTCAATCTACAATACAACAATTCTTTGACAATAAAATTTTAGGTTTTAGAAACAAGAAAAGAGATGTTCACTTTAACCTTGAAGGTAATAAAAAAAGAATGACTACTATACCATTTGGAGTAGACCCAATAGAATATTTATCTGATTGGTTCAAAACTGATGATGGTGTAGATGTGTTACAGTTTTTAGAAAAACAACTATAGCAGTTGTCCACTAAGCAACAGAGAGGGGTTTAACTACCCCTCTTTTTTTTTATGTATCTTTGTAATAAAGTATTTACATATGATAAATTCGGTTAGAAATACGGTATTGTCTATACTGAATAAAAATAATTACGGTTACATTTCTCCCTCTGATTTTAACTTGTTTGCTAAACAAGCACAGTTAGATATCTTTGAGGATTATTTTTATCAGTATAACTATCAATTGAATAAAGAGAATGCTCGTCAATCAGGTACGGGTTATGCTGATATTACTAAAGGTTATGAGGAAGTAATAAATATTTTTTCAGAGACAAAGTTTTTGCTGCATCAATCAAATAATAAATTCTTTACCCCAAGTCCTATTACGACAAATGATAATTATTATTTACTTAATAAGGTATTAACGTATACAAGACTGTTGGCAAGTGGGACTAATGATGTTACATTTCTTCAAACGCTAATAGATAGTACAACTAATTTTGTAGCAGCAGGAGTTCAGCCGGGAGATATAGTAGTAAATGTTACAACTAATGAAGTTGCTTTCGCAGAAACTGTAAATCCTGTTCAAATTGTATTGGTAGATGCTGATGGAAACCCTGCGGATATCTTTCCAAATCTTGGAGAGGAATATGTAATATATGATGATAGTGTAGTAAATGAAGCAGAGAAAGTAACACATAGTAAAATTACTATGCTAAACAATTCATTACTTACCGCACCATCAACAATGTTCCCTGCGTATACGCAACAGGAACCTACATTGTCATTGTTTCCGCCAAGCATTAATACTATGGGAGCGGTACAATGTCAATACATTAGATACCCACGTGACCCTAATTGGACGTATGTAAACTTAATTGGTGGTGAGCCATCGTTTGACCAATCACAACCTGATTATCAAGACTTTGAGTTGTCTATATCAGATGAACCAACATTGGTGTTGAAGATATTACAATATGCGGGTATGTCAATCCGAGAAGTAGCTGCAGTGCAGTTTGGTCAAGGATTAGAAAATATGGAAGACCAACAAGAAAAATAATAAACTATGCCTTATATATCACAATATCAATATTACGAAAACGGAGGTGCAGTACCTGAAGACGCTAATTGGGGGTCTTATCAGTACGTGTCTTTGTATGACATCGTAAACAACTTTATGCTGATGTATGCGGGAAACCATAACCTTATTAATAACGAAGAGAGATTTAAGGTTTTATTCCACGCTAAAAGAGCAATACAAGAGCTTAACTACGATGCGTTTAAAGAAATAAAAATATTAGAACTTGACGTGTGTAATACGCTTAGATTTGTTATGCCGTCAGACTATGTTAATTGGGTTAGAATCTCAGTATACAAAGATGGATTGTTGTATCCATTAACTGAGAACATTCAAACTAATTGGAGTAGTGCTTATCTGCAGGACAATAACTGTAGAATATTATTTGATGTTGATGGTAATGCTTTAAGTCCTCAATATTCTGATATAGATTATGACAGAATTATAGGTAGTAAAAAATCTATTTACTTAAACGCTAATAATCCATTTAACGGATACGAAGGATATTGTTGTGATGGGCAGTGGTATTTTGATTATCAGATAGGTGCACGTTTTGGTTTGAATACTGAAACTGCAAATAGGAATCCCACATTCAGCATTGACAAAAAATCAGGAGTTATAAACTTTAGCTCTGATATGGCAAACCAAAAGTGTATTCTTGAATATGTTTCGGATGGTATGGAGAATGGTAACGACTCAAGCGTAACTGTAAATAAACTCTTTGAAGAATATGTTTATGCTTACATTGAGTATGCCATACTAAATTCTAAATTAGGTGTTCAAGAATATGTGATTGCAAGAGCACGTAAGCGTAAAGGTGCATTACTACGAAATGCAAAAATTAGAATTAGTAATATACATCCGGGCAGACTCTTAATGAATATGAGAGGTAAGGATAAATGGTTGAAGTAATATGGCTAACGTACAAAGAAATTTTGTTTTAGGGAGGATGAATAAAAGTCTCGATGAGAGACTTGTCCCTAATGGTGAGTATGTAGACGCATTAAATGTAAGATTAGGTTCTACTGAAGATAGTGAAGTGGGTTCTGTTGAAACTACTAAAGGAAACACTCAGTTGACTAATTTACAGTTCGGTGGTCAGCAACTATCTAACTCAGCCAAATGTATTGGTGCTTATGAAGACGGTGCTAACGAGACCGTGTATTGGTTTGTTCACGACCCTGCGTTTCCCGGTTCTTCAGGAACTACTAATAAACTTGATTTAATTGTATCATATAACACAGTACTTAATATACTAACGTATCACGTAATTAGTATTGATGATGGTGGTGGTGTAAATTCAACTTTAAATTTTGATGAACAGTATCTAATAACGGGAGTCAACTTAATAGAGGACTTGTTGTTTTTTACTGATGATTATAACGCTCCACGTTTCATAAACATAAACAGGAACTACCCAAACCCAATTGGTAATATTGACCAAATTATAAATGAAGATATTCTCGTGGTTAAGAAACCACCTATAACATCTTTAGACATTGAACCTATAAGCACGTCCTCTCAAGAAACTTTTTTAGAGGACCGATTTGTTTGTTTTGCATACAGATACAGATACGAGGACGGAGAGTATTCAGCTACATCTCAGTTTTCAAATCCATCATTTATACCCGGAGCATTCAGATATGATTTTTCTACAGGATTAAATGAAGGGATGTTAAATGTAACAAACCAATCTACTTTAACATACAACTCAGGAGGACCTCTTGTAAAAGGTATAGACCTTTTATGGAAGGATATGCAGACAGGAAGTATTCGAGTTATTGAGAAACTTGATAAAGAAGAGTTAGGTCTTGTAGATAATACAGATTTTACTTACACTTTTAGCAATAGTAAAATATTTACAATCTTACCTGACAGTGAGATATTAAGACTATACGATAACGTACCGAGACTTGCTAAGGCTCAGACGTTAATGGGTAACAGGTTGATTTATGGAAACTACTTAGAGCAGTATGACATTGTAAGTTTGTCGGGGTTTCCCACAAAACTTGAGTTTACTACTCAGCTTGTTTCAGAAGAGATAGGATTAGAGGAAGTACCTGATGCAGTTGAGGATGGAAATTACTCTATTGATGGTGCTAATACAGTTACTAATGCTATCGTTTCATTTGATTTAGATGGTTTAGATTTAGTAGCGGGTGCAATAATTGAACTGCAAATTAAATTTGAGCATTTTGGATTTACAGGTCCAAACCCTCCAACTGCTACGACTGCTGAGACTGAAATAAACTTTACTTATATTTTGCCACAAGACTTTGCGAGTCCTTATGATTTAGGAATTAGCGTAGACTTTTTAGATAAAATTGGTACTGCTGCAAACATTGAAACTGTAGCAGACGCTTGTTTAGGTTCTACTCTGACAGATTTATTTAACTGTAGTATCCCTACATCTTTGGATACTTTAAGTAAATTTGAGTCCGGTATAAATGGTCCTAACGAACCCATAGCAGTTATTGTATCCCCTGCGTCTACAGAGATTAAATTACAACTCCCTGCTATGAGATTTGTTGATGACCCATTAGCTATAACGCAATGGGCATATGAATATTATAGCGTTACTTTTGGTTCAGCAACATTTCAAACTATAGGAGACCCTAAAAGTTTACATAGTAACAGAAGCTATGAGGTAGGTATTATTTATATGGATGACTTCAATAGAGCTACAACTGCTTTAGTGAGTCCTAACAACACGGTAAATGTACCTTGTTCATTATCTGAGTTTGCAAATCAAATTCGAGTAGATATACCAACAACACAACTTGCTCCAAGTTGGGCGACAAGATATAAGTTCTGTATTAAAGCAGACAAAGAAAATTATTTCAACGTATATTCTAATTTCTTTTTCCGTGACCCAACATCATCAGCAGATTTCTTTTTACTTGAAGGGCAGAATGCACAGAAAGTAGAAGAAGGAGATTTGTTGACAGTTAAAAGAGATACAAATGGTCCCATTAATAGATGTGCATTTGCTACTGTTTTAGATAAAAAAGCACAGGAGAGAGAGTTCTTAGACCCTGCTCCTGTTGATGTGACCGGTGCTGAGATACCTGTTCCTCAAGGTGTTTATATGAAAATGAGGGCAACAGATTTTGCGACTACTGTAGGTGATTTACCTGTAGTTGCATATGGGGAGTTTAGTAGTTCAGGAAGCGGTTGTAGAATTGTAGATTATCCTGTTGACAGGGAAGACCCTGCAACACCCGGTTCTTATATTGACTACACTATACCTGCGGGGTCTCGTATAAATATATTTATTGATAACCACAGACGTGGTAACACAGGTAGTTTTGCGGGAGGAGTTCCTCAAAGAACTTGGAGAGTTGATGCTACGTTTACTGCATCTCAGGAGTATTCAAATTTCAAAGATTGGTTTGATGGAGACAATATAGCAGTTGCATTAGAAACTCAAGCATCTAATGAGGGAACAGGAGTTACAGGACCGGGTTATAACAGTACTTTAAATGGCTCGTTAGGGGGATGTGGTGCGGCTAATGTTAATTGTGTTTTCCGAACAGGTGTAGGTCCTAATGGTAGGACAATGTTTACTGTTAAGAGTTCTGAAGGATATAGTGGTAAAAAGAAAAGAGTAAGTTTAAAGGTAAAGATTGAAGTAATTAGAAGTAATTCTTTATTGGTATTTGAAACACAACCTCAAGATGCTGCACCTGATGTGTGGTATGAATCATCAGAGTCATTCGCAATTGACCCTGCAACAGGATTCCACGAGGGTAACGTACAGAACCAAGATGCAGTTCAATCTGCTATTGTAGATACTGCATTCTTTAACTGTTATGCTTTTGGAAATGGAGTTGAAAGTTTTCAAGTTAGAGATTCGATAGATGGTAAAAGTTTATTGTTAGGTAACAGAGTTACAACTACATCTGCTCAAGATTATCAAGAGGTAAGAAGATTTGCAGATTTAACTTACAGTGGTATTTATAATGATGAATCTAATGTAAATAAGCTGAATGAATTTAATCTTGGCTTGTTAAACTTTAAACCATTAGAAGAATCATATGGTCCCGTATATCTTATTGATGGTAGAGAAACAGATGTACTGACACTACAGGAAGATAAAATATCTTATGTACTATCAGGAAAGAACTTATTATCTGATTCAACGGGTGGAGGTTCTATTGCATCTGTACCTGAAGTATTAGGTACACAAATTGCACGTATTGAAGAGTATGGCGTGAGTATGAATCCTGAAAGTTATACTAAGTGGGGAATGGATAAATTCTTTACTGATGCTAAACGAGGAGCGGTTATACAACTAAAAGGAACTTCAGCTCAGAATGAAAGATTAACAGTAATCTCAGAACAAGGAATGCGTTCTTGGTTTAGAGATTTATTTCTTGAATCTTTTAACACACAAAAACTTGGAGGATTCGACCCGTATATGAATGAATACGTGTTGAGTTCTAATGATACATTTATACCAACACCACAGGAATGTATTGAGTGTGGTATAACTCGAACATTAACTGCAGATTCAGATGAAAAAACAACTTTCTGTGTTGATGTTGGTGCACTTGTTGGTGATGTAAGAATAGATTATAACATTTTAAATGTAAGTAGTAACGTTAAAATTAATGCGATTTATGACGGCACTACTTTTACTACAGGATTTGTAAACAACAATGCAGGTTCGCCATTGATTGTTAATAAAGATAACGTAGCGGAGGACACAATAGAAATTGAAATATCAGTTGATGTTCCGGGAGCTACTGCTGAACTTGAACTTACAGTTAACTGTCCTGATGCACAAGAGATAACTATCATACAAGTATGTTACTCTATTGATAATGATGCAGGGTTGTTTATACACAATGAATACAGATGGATAGATGGAACTTTTGTTTCACCTCTACACTCAGAGCAAGTTGAATTAGTGTCAGGTACTACACATCCATTAATATCACAATACAACCCGATAGCGGGTCCACAGGGTGCAGGTTTTATTCCTGCCGACAATGCTCAGGTTAGTATAATAAGTAATAGAATACTACCTATAGATGATTATGTGTTTGATAGTTCGGTGGATGAGTTGCGTTACTTAAGAAGTAATACTCTTTATAACAATACCCCTGCAGAAATGGCGGCATTGATGGCTGCTTCAAGTGCGGCTACTCCAATTACAGGAGGACCTAACACTTATGAGGCATCGTTTACAATGCCAAACACAAATGAGCAGTATCTGTATTTAATATACGATTACAGAAGACCAACCCTTATTGAATTGTGTTATGACGCTTCAACTGCATTTGCTGCGTGTTGTGAGTGTACTGTAGAGGTATTTGAATTACAAAAATGTGGAGACAGTTCACCTTCAGGAACACAAATTGCAAACAATTCTTTAGGAGTTTCTATTGGTGATTTTGTTGAATTGGCTTCAGACCCTGATTGTGTCTTTGAGGTTATTGCAGATAGTACTGACCCGGTAACTACGAGTATGACTATAGCGAGACCTGACATCACTAATTGTAATCAAGTGTGTAATGAGTATAGAGCTACCAATAATAGTGTTGACCAAATTCACGTTGTCAATTATACAGATTGCTTTGGGTCACCTGCTCAATTTACCTTAGGTATAGGAGATTCTCAAGATTTCTGTGCATTAGAACTTGGTGTTATTGTAGCTGAAGTTGAAGTAAATTTAATCTCGTGTGCGTGTACACCACCACCACCATAAAAAGTAAATAAAAATATATGGCAACATTTGGTAATTATTATATTGACGCTCCAACATTATCAGGAGCAACCGCAGTCTTCACTGACGTGGAGATGACAATAGCTGCACCTGACGGCTACTACTCTGATGGAACAACAGTTCGTCAGCAAGTAGGGGGTCTGTTGGGAATACCTGTGGCGTGTCCTTCTTGTGTACTGCCGTGTGGTAGCGGTGTTAATACATCCGGTAATCAAGGTCTTTACGAGCTTAGCTTTAGTGCAGGTGCGGACTTAGGATGTACGATAATTTATTTCGAGCCATTTGGTATACCTGATGGTATACGTGCACTTTGGAATGGTAATACGTATAATGAGCTGACAGGTGGAGATGGATATAAGGCAAGTACCGCAAGTCCTGACCACTATACTTTTATTGGTAACAGTAACGATGATTGTGGTATTGCTGCTCAATTAAACGCAGGTGGATATTCAGGATTAGACCAATATAGATTTAACGGTACGTCATTTGATTTGATTGGAACATCAGGAACAATTACAGGAGCAGGTGGAGATGTTCAGTTAAGTGCAGGATTTGACCCGGGATATATGACATTGTACATACCTAAAAATACTGTATTACCTGATGTGGTTACAGTTGAAATGGCGGGACCCTGTTCGGGAACGGCATTTAATATAGAGGTAAATTATCTTCTGTTGTTAACAGGTGTACCTACAACTAATGCAGGAGGTGGATGTGGAGACCCACTACCCAATACATATTATAATGTACCTAATCGTGGTGGAACTGCAGGAGAACCTGCGGTGAATGAGTTTTATGTAGAGGACCAATTTGGTAATAGTAGAGTTCCTGCAGGTAGTTATGTTATAGACCCACCATCAGGATTAAAACAAATTGTAGTGGACGCAAATGGTGTAATAACAAGTTTAACACCTTGTCCATAAAACAGTGTCTTTGAAGACACTATTAATAAATAAGATATGGCAGATTATACATTAACATATAGCGAAGGTTCAAAAGGATTTCCTTCTTTTTATTCATTCTTTCCTGATTATATGATAGGAATGAATCAGTTTTTTTATTCATTTAAGGGTGGTAATATATTTAGACATAACACCAATAACAGACACTGTAATTTTTATGGTGTAGATTATCCCGCTACTATTACAAGTGTATTCAATCAAGAGCCATTAACTAACAAGTTATTTAAGACAATCAATCTTGAGGCAGATGATTCTTGGGAATCATATCTAACTACAGATATTCAAGTTACAGGATACATTGATGATGATTGGTTTGAAAGAAAAGAAGCATCGTGGTTTGGGTTTGTTAGAAACGATGGACCAACAGGTGCTAACACTAACCAATCAGAATGGGAGTTACGTTCATTAAATGGTATAGCAAGAAGCCAAACTGTTGGTGGTGCTCCTAATGATTACTTTATTAATTTTGCGTTAGAAATAAATATAGGTAGCATCATAAGTGTTGGTGACTATTTGTATTATGCACTTCCACCATACGACACCCCTATATTTGCAGGGGTAGTTACGCAGATAAATGTAAATAAACCTAATGGAACTAATCAAATAATTATTGATTCAACTACAGTTCCGGGAACTACTAACCCTATACCAATTCAGGATGCTTACTTCTTGTATATCAAGAATCCAATAGCCGAATCACACGGTGTATTAGGACATTATTGTGAGTTTTTCTTAGAACTTCCTGTTGGTAAATCTCAGAACCCTTCCGAGCTATTTGCGGTAGAGTCCGAAGTGATGAAATCATTCCCTTAAAAATTACTATCTTTGTAGTGTAATGAATCTAAATATCAGACCACTATTAGACGAAGATTATGAAACCATTCTCGTGGAATGGTGGAAGCAATGGGGATGGAAACCTCCACAAAAAGATTTCCTTCCCGAAAGTGGTTTGATGGTGTTAGATGGAGACGAGCCTGTGTGTGCGGGTTTTATCTATACCACTAACTCAGGTGTTGCTTGGGTTGATTGGATAGTCTCTTCTAAAACATATAGAAAGAAACCTACTCGTAGTCAAGCAATTGAGTGGTTAATTTTTAATTTAGAGCAATTAGCAAAGAATACAGGACATAAATATGTTTATGCTCTGATAAAACATAAAGGATTAATAAGTGTGTATGAGAAACTTGGTTTCACTAAAGGCGATTCATACAACACAGAACTAATTAAAACGATAAGATAATATGGCAGCATTTACAACTATAGCAGCCGGAGTGGGATTAGCCGCAACTGCAGGAAGTACGGCAATGTCTTTCGGACAAGCCGGAGCACAAAGGCGTAAGATGGAACAAGCTCAAAGAGAAGCCGCTCAGAAAATGGCTGAAGCAAGAAAGAAACTCGAGGTGAATGTATACGAGGAACTTGCTATCCCAAAAGAGGCTTATGAGTTAGAGCGTGAAGCGTTGTTAACTCAAGGAGCTACTGCTCTTCAGGCAGGAGTTGAAGGAGAAGCAAGAGGTGCTGCAGCTACTGCAGGTAGAGTTCAGATGGCTCAACAACAAGGACAAGCAAAAGTTCGTGCTCAAATGGGACAGGAACTTGCACAGTTAGAAAAGTTAAAAGCTGCAGAAGAATCAAGACTTAGAGATATTGGTGTACAGTTAGATTTAGGAGAAGTAGCGGGTGCACAACAAGCTGCGGCTGATGCCGAAGCGGCAAGAGCACGAGCAATGGAGCAAGGGATGCAAGGTATTACTGCGACTGCACAACAAGCAGCTCAATTCGTACCTTTATATCAAAAGAGTGGACAGGCAAGAGCGTTTAATAAAGCAGCAGCAGCCAATCCAAATTTACAACAAGATATAGCGAAGGTTGATACATTTCAGGGCGTGGATGTTTCGGGAGTTGGTGATATGTCAGCAATAGAATTTCAAGATTTTATGACATCAAATTTCACCAAGCAACAGTTAATGCCATTGACAAGAGATTTAACTGCAATGCCATTAGTGCAACCGGTGGGTCAATTGCAGCCAAGAGGTATAGACCCTTTTAATGTTAATATTCAACCAACGCTATTGCCACCTATAGCGATGCCATACGAAAACTAAAAGTAAAAGTATATGACTTATTTTAAATATGCTGAAAGGTCTGCAGATAGTCAGATAAATTGGGCGGAGATTGGAAAGAATATGTCCGATATGCTCAAGGAAGAAGTTCAGATTCGTGAGCAGAAAAAGGCGGCTATCGACAAAGCGTCAAGAGAGTTTGGAGAAACATTATCAAACGCTGTGACAGGGGACTATGATGCAGGTAATACATTTGCATTAGAGTTTGCTAACAATATGCAACAATACAGATTGATGCAAGACCGACTATTAAAAAGTGGTCAGCTTAAATTAAAGGATTATACAGTAGGAAGACAGAATGCACAGGATGGAACAAGTAGAATGTTTGACCTTGCTAAAGAATATCAAGACGAGTACTCGGAAAAAATGGCACGTTGGGATGGAGATGAATCCGCATTCCGTGAGGTGTGGGAGATGGAACAAGCCGAAGGACTCGCTAACTTAAGAAATTCAAGAGGGTATATCAACCCAACAAACGGTGTGGTAAGCATCGGTAGAATGGTAAAAAACGAAAAGACAGGAGTATTAGAGATGAGTAAAAACCCAAATGACTTTACTTCTGTTAATGAACTACGCCAAAGATTAAAACAAAAATACAATAGGTTTGATTTGAATGGTGCGGCTGCTGCGGCTGCAGAACAATTAGGTACATTAGAAGAGGCTATTGTTAAATATGCAGGTCAAGGAAGTTTAAATACTATCATCACTAAGATTGATGCAAAGCAACACGATTTCGGTTTGGAGGGTGAGGATTTTTCTGCAACCTATAAAGATTGGGAGTCAGACCAAGTTGGAGCAATGATGATTAACAAGAATGATGTGGCATCAGTTCTAACAGATAGAAAGTTAACTGTACCGGGAACAAGTGAAAGGTATACTTTTACTTATGATGAAGAAGAGTGGAAGGCAGACAAAACAGGAAAGTTAATCTACTTAGATAGAAGTAAAAACGCAGCAGGAGAACCTGTGTTTAAAGACGGACAGAGAGAGGTTGTAGAGGAAGCTATGAGAATAGCTATTCGTGCTAATATAGATGTTAAGACTCAAGCTAAATCAGCAGGTACTACACCATACGAACCAACTCAGGTAACAGAAGGTGAGGACCTTAAAGATTCACAAGTAGATGTAATGTCTAACATAGCAGCTCTTTATTACGGTGATAATAACACAGTAAAATCCGCAGCTTCTTCTATTAGAGGTCTTAATAATAATATTTCAAGATTGAGAAGAACTCCTGAAGGAATCGAATTTACTATCAATGGTAAGGTTGAAGTTTTTAAATTTAAAGATGCTGACGGAAACACATTAAGTCAACGAGCTTTTGTTGAGGGTATCGCTAATAAGTTGTTGACAGACAAACAAAAGATTCAGAACTTTGATGAGATTGCTAAGAGAGGTAAGATTAGATTTGACAAAGACTTTAATCCGACATCTACAGGATTAGATGAAGTTCAAGAAGACCAACGTCTTGGATTCGATGCGGCATTCGACAAAAACGAAGGTGCTAAATTTAATGCTCAATCCGTTCTTAAAGATGCAGGTGCCGCAATGAGTAAAGCACAAGAAGATGCTGCAGTTCAAGCGTTGCAAACTCAAATAGCTAATATTCCGGGAACCGATAAGATTAAAGTAACTGAATATGGTTATGGTAGAGGTATAAACGTCAATATTGACGGTAAATTGTTTGAAATAGATTTAAAAAACAAAGCTACTGTAGCAACTCAATTTGAAGAAGTTAAGAAAGCAGTTCTTGCCCACGCAAGAAAAAAACAAAATTTGATATTAGACCAAAAAGGTAAAGAAAGTTATATTGACCAATACGGTGTTATAAAAGCCGGTAGTAGTGGTGGTGAACTTGATTAATAAATATTTATGGAGGAATTAAAAAAACTTTATGATGTTCTTGTAAGAGATGGTTACTATACTAAATCTTACGAAGAATTTGTTCAACAATATAACGGTAGCGACACATACAAAGACAAAGTTTTTGCCGTAGTGTCTCGTGATGGATTGTTCACAAAATCAAAAGAAGAGTTTCTTATGAAATATCAGATGCCTCAAAACGAAGAAGTTGAGTTTGAGGTAAAAAAAAAGACACTTCCGATTTGGAATTACCATCGGAAACTTCTTCATTGGAATCACAAGAGACCTTTACTAAGCCACCTCTTATTCAAGCTACAGAGGAGATTATTGAGGGTTTCTCAGTAACTCCTACAGATACCCGAGCAACAAACTATCAAGACCCTACCAAACCTTTTTTAGATGAGATGTCTCAATTATCTATGGGACAACCCGGTGCTTTTAGAGCACAGGTTCAGCGTCAGATTATGGAGTCTGAGGGTTATAGACAAGCTCAAGCACAACTCGAAGCTGATAGAGCATACACAGAAAGACTTATCGAGGCAGAGAGACCATCGTTAGAAGCATTACAGGCTCAAGAAAAAGAACAGAGAGCAAAGCGTTCTGCTCAGTTAGAATTAGAAACTGATGAGGTGATAGCCACCCCTGAATTTTCTTCTGCGATAGAGGGTACTACTTCAGACTATATAAAATTAGAAGAGGATGAAGCCGTAAAACATTTTAATAATCTATATGGTAAATATGGATTTACATTTAGAAAAACAGGCATAGGAGATGCAATGGAGGTATCTACTACAGGTCCTGATGGGAAGCCACAGGTTTTAGATATTGACCTTGACCCATTCTTTGATTCCACTGCTAATGCAGAAGCAGAAAAGCTGAGAGGATTTGTTAGCAAATATGCACGTAAACCTGATGAGGTCCGTCAAGAGATAAGCAAGAACGATATCCAAAGTTCTTTGAAAGCAAAAAAATTAAGACCCGTTGAGAGACTAAATCCTGACGGAACAACTTCTACAGTATTATTTGAGTCTGCAGAAATTGACGGTAAGAATGTGGTATATCCAACGTTGTTTTTAAAAAATGAAAATATAGTTCACGAGAACCCTGAGTATTGGATGGAACTTGAGGGTATGGAAGCATATCAAGAAGCTCTGAGACGTGGAGAGGTTTTCAACTTTGAAACCGCAGAGGAAGCAGATGAGTTCGCTAAAGGTTCTTGGAAAGATATAAACAATGCAGACGCAGAAGGTGATAGATTTTTTAGAGACAGAGGGTATGATTACTTAACATACAAAAAACAATTTACTGAATACGAAGACGCACGTGATGGTGTGGATTTTATAAACAGAAGAATATTTACACTTGACGAACTTACACCTGAAGAGAGAGAAAGATTTGGAAAGTTCTACGACCCCAATACAGGTCAGTTAAGAAACGATATTAATGATATAAGAAAGCAACTTGAAACTAAAGAAGAAGAGTTGTTTAGTCTTTTTTCCGATGATGACTTCCAAGAAATTAGAGATGACTTTGATGTCTATATGGATGGTAAGTATCAAGAATTAGCAAGGGAGGCTGCACGTACAAATGCAGCTGCTAAATACGTACAGAATGAATTAGAAAAAATATCCGAGTCAACTTTTGGAATGAGCGTTCAGGACTTAATGAAGTTTGAACCACAATCAGAAGCACAGGCAAAGGAAAGAGATAAGATAATAACTTCTTATAAAGCATCAAAAGATACATCTACTTTAGCTGCTAATAAATATGAAGTCGCTGAAACTTTTTTAAGTGCCAAGTATGATGAGAATTTACGTGGTGACGTGGTAGAGAATTGGTCGGCTTTCACTAATTCTATAGCTGAAGGTAAGTATCGAGGAAAAGCAGGTAATGAAATATTAAAAATATCTCTTGGATTAACTGATTTAGATAACGATGCCACAACTGCTGAAGTAGCACAAGCTATTGTTGATTATATGGAGGCAGCTAACACAGGTAAAGTTAGTTTGGCTTTGAATAGATATTACTCATCAAAAGGATTCAGAGAGGGATTTGATGCTTTTTTAGACAACCCTTTTGAATTAATGACTTCATTGGCTGCAAACTCTATAAGTCAGATGATGCCTTATGGACTTAAAATCATAGGAGCTACTACAGGAACCGGTATCGCTACAGGTGCAGTTGCAGGTAGTGTAGTTCCCGGTGCAGGTACTGCAGCCGGTGCAGTATCAGGTTTGGGGTACGGTTTACGTACAGGTTTTGCGGCAACTAATTTAGCATTAGAATATACTAATGCTTGGTTGGAATCTGCAGGTCAGAATTATAACATTCATAATCCTGAAGAAATAGCACAAGCATTTGATGATGAGAATGTATGGGCGGAAGCAAAAGAAAGAGGTTTAAAAAGAGGAATACCAATTGCAATTATAGATTTCCTATCAGGAGGTCTTGCGGGTAGATTATTTAAAGTAGGTAAGACCGCTTCTAAGGGTACAAAAATACTTGCACAAACCGCAGAACGTGTTGCATTTGACCCGTTATCAGAGATGACAGGTGAAGCATTAGCTCAAATAACTGTAGGTGATGAGTTAGATTTTAAAGAAATTATTGCTGAGGGATTAGGTGGTATTGGAATGAATACACCAACTGCTTTAGTTAATATGGCTATTGATTCAAGAGCTAAGAATAATGTAGACATTGCTAATACTTTAACAACAGTTAGTGGTCTTAATAACGAATTAAAAGGTGTGTTCGCTCCTTCTGAAACAAGAGTTTCTAATTGGGCAAACAATATGGAAAGACTTGGTCAGATAAATTCTGAAACCAATCAAAGAATACAACTAAACTTAGGACTTCGTAAGGATGCTAATAACGTATTAGATGTTTCTGAGGGTAGAGTTTCTGATGATGTTCTCAATAGAACAATGGAGCTGATGGCAGCTAAAGAAGAGTTGTCTTCTACACAAAACAGAAAGTCTGTATTCAAGAACAAGATAGCAGAGATAAGTGCAGAACTTCAGGAACTTGCAGAAACAAAACAACTGAGAAAGAAAGAAGACCAAGTAAGTCTTCCAAGTGTTTTTATAGACACAAAAACTACAAGAGACACTGACATCAGAGAAGATGTTAGAGCGGGTTATAGTATAGATGGAGTTTCAATGAATAGAAAAAGATTTCTGAAAAGACTTTCAGATATGTCTGAAAAACAATTCTTGAAATCTACTATATCAATAACTAACGACCAAGAAGTAGCCGATAAATTAACACAAAAATTTGGAGAAGATGCCATTCAAGAGTCAGAAACAAGAGGACTATTTACGTCTGAACAAACCGGAGATATACAAACGGTGGAAGGCGAAGTACGGACCGTACAACCGGAAACCACAGAACCTACGACCACTCAGGAAACTGAGGTAGAAAGATTACAGGATAATCAAATACCTGTATCACAAGAAAAGATTACATATGAAGACCCTAATGGAGAAACAGGGATTGCCAAAGTAACCACTCAACTCGATGGTAGTAGAAAGTTACAACTTTTAGATGAAGAAGGTAATGTTTTTTCTACTGAAACAATTTCAAAAGATAATACACTCACTAATGAGGAGTATGTTACTAATGCTGCAGGAGACGTTAAGACTACTGAAGAAGTAGATATTGAAACTGTAAGAAATCCTAAAACGGAAGAGCGTATGTCTAACAGACAACGTGAAGCTGCAGGATTACCCGTAAGAGAGGAGGTTGCAGTAGAAGCCGAAGTGATAGAAGAAGTTGTTGTACCTGAATCAGTGGCACGTCCAACACGTGCAGATGTAACTGCATTTGATAACAATACAATTGAAGAGACGAGACTTGATGGTATCCTTGCGGGTATAGCAGACAAGCAGATAGCAGATAAAAAACTTACAAAGTTTCAAGCACGTGTCGCAGAAAATAATCAAGCACGTATTGATGAGATAGTGTCTTCAAAGACACTCCAACAAGAGACGGCTGATTTCGAAGCAACACTTGAAGGACCTCGTGTAGATTTTAAAGCAGAAGGAAGATTTGTTCCTGATATTGATGAGGTTACTGATGTTACTGCAGCCATAAATGATTTGGCATCAGGTAACGTATCAACTAATTTAGATGAGACACCTTCAGAAGTAACCATAGAGGTAGATGAACTAAACAGTAGGACAGATAGAAAACTTCCGTCAGTTAAATCACTAAAAGTAATTAACGGAATCCCTGTGGTGTTCACTATATCAGACCAACTAAGAACAGGTAATGTAGTTAATCCATTAACAGGAACCACTATAGACAACTTGAAAGGTGGTTTAGGTTTTACAGGTACTGTTGGAAACGAGAATGCCGCTTGGGCAAATACTACGTTTGTAGAAGCATCTGCATTAGTAGAAAAAGCCAAGCAAATATACCAAGATAACAAGCAAGTGTTTGATGAGTTTTGGAAAGCCAATCCTGAGTTTAATGGTCACGTGCCAATGCCTGTTGTAAAAATGGGTGAGGGTTCGATACTATCAAATGAAGCTACATTCAGAGTGTTTAGAGATAACCTTACTCAAATACCTGAGGTAAATAGAAAGAAAGCCTTAGAGTCTCTTATAGGTGAATTAGAGGGTAGAATAGAATCACGAAGAGCTTCAATTGATTCAGGAACAAAATCTGATAAAACTATCAATAACTATAAAAAAGAAATTGCAGGATTAGAATCTGCTATTAGTCTTATAAAAGCAGGTAAACCAAAGTTGATTGATGATGTGGTTTCAACAGAATTTTTAACCCAACTGTCTTTACCTGCACGTAGAAAGTTCTTGGAGCGATTAACTTTTGGTGACCCTAACAGAGCAGGTACAACCAAAAAACCAAGTAAAGGTACTAAATCAATACCCAACATATTAATAGAGGGTATGGATGCTGATGCAGTTAATCTTGTTCATCTTGGTGTTATTACTGATTTAATTACGGAACCACAATTAAAAAATGTTCCTCAAAGAAATATTATTGCACTTCAAGCAGTAGATGTTACTCTTCCAATAGAGGAATCAGTTATAGAAACAACTCATCCTAACTATCCATTTGGTGTTAAGGGGAAGACCATTGGAATATTAGAGAACCCTATATCATTAGTTAAAGCATATCCTGCTGCATATAAAAATGCTATGGAGGGATTGGTTGCAGAAGAACGAAAGGGTAAAAAAATTACGGCTGCTCAAAGAAAGAGAGCAACTAAAGCAGAAAGAGAAACGATGCCTGAGGTTGGAGAACTTGCACCATCAAGTGTGGGTACTATACTTACAGAAACTCTTGGTGTTCAGAATGGATTACCTAACTTAGAGTTTGTAGGAGCAATTAGTCAGGGTAATGTAGACAATGCAGCCAAGCTGACATCGTTTATGAATATAGCTTTTCCACAAACAAACATAACCACAGACCAATCTACATTTGAAGATGTGATGTCACGTCCTGATGTTCGAAGATACAAGAAAGGGGACCAAACTATTTATGGTGTAACTGTAGATGGAGATATCTACATTAATCCTGATGTACATAATTCAGAGTCTGCATTGTTTAACACTGCCATTCACGAGATGGGTCACGTGTGGACTGATTATTTACAGACAACCAAGAAAGGTAAAGCTATATACGCTAAAGGTGTTGAGCTTGTAAAGCAAACCAAAGAGTATGAGCGACAACTAAAAAGGTTTGACGGAAACCAACAGAAAGCCGCTAATGAAACAATGGCTATATTGATTGGTAACAAAGGACAAACTATTGCTGATGCATCTTTAAAATCTAAGTTCACCCAATGGTTGCTTGGAATGTGGAACTATATCAAGTCACAGTTCAAACAAACTTCTAACTTAACTGCAGAGGAAATACAAGACCTAACACTCGATGAGTTTATTGGGTCTGCACTTGCAGATATATTTGCAGGTAAAAAGATTAAGTTATCTGATAGTCAGTTAAAGAAGATGAAGAATCCTGAAGCTGCGTTCAGCTCAGGTATGAGTATAGATGAGATAGTTACTCGAGGTAGAGAGAATGGTTTCTCTGATGAATCAATCAGACAAGTTCTTAGAGGTAGAGGATTTAAAGTTCGTGATATAAACGAAGCGATGACTTACCAAGTTGATTTGTTTACAGAGTTACCCCCTGAGTTCAGAAGAGTAGAAGGTGGTATCCAAGTGGCGGCTCAAATGTTTAATGATATTAAAGTTGCGTTAGACAGATTCGCTACATCAGGTGGTAGAAATATAGTAGGAAGACGTAGAGTTAAATCTTTTGCGGACATAAGACAAAAGGCTCAAGACCTTATACAAAATCACCCAACATACAAAACGCAGAATGACCAAGTTCAAATGGAGCTTCGTGTTGGATTGGACAGGTCTCTTGGATATAGAGGTGGCAGAAATGTTTCACAGGAAATAGCTACAATAAGAGAGACTCTAAGACAGAGAAAAGTTGGAAGAGAAAACCTCAGCCAACTACAGTTAAGATTGAAGAACTTCATACGTAGGAACCTACCTAAATCTCAAGAGTATTCTCAGGCATCTATAAACAGATTAATTAATTCTGTTACAAAGATAAAGAGGGAAGCTGATTTCATAGCAGCAACTGAGAAAGTTATAAAGATTGTAGAACAACAACGTGCAAAAATAAAGCGTGGTGTAATCAGAGAAATAACCAAAGAGGTTAAAGCAAAAGCAAAGCCACGTAAACAATCAGGTAAGCCAAGACCAAAAGGTATTGATGCAATCGGTCAAGTTATATTTGCTAACATACAAACTGTAATGAAGGCGATTAATATAACAAACCCTGAAGCAAGAGCACAAGCATTACAAGACATAGCAGAAAAATTAGAAGCTAACCGAATGGTTATAGATGAAGCATCAAGAAAGGTGTCAAACGATGAAGAAATTTCTCTTCAAGAAGAATCTTTGTTACAACTTCAATTAGCTTATGACCAATTTGCAGACCTAAATACTGCAAGTTTAGAGGTGGCTCAAGCATTACTTGAAGATGTAAAGCAACAGAAGAGAGAGTCTATACTTCGTTTCAATAACAGAAGACTACAGAAAGCTGCGGATGCTGCAGCAATAGCAGAGGAAGCTACTAATCAGATTGAAGAAACTAACCCTGATTTGTTTGTTGATGTAAAGAAAGACGGTAAAACTAAAAAGGTATTAAAAGACTCTGACGAGATAGCAGAATCTCAAGATGCAATTAGAGAAGACTTTACTAAGAAAGGTATAATTAAAAAGGTATATGATGTACTTACTAAAAATATATTAGGTAGAACTAAAAATAAGTTAACCAACTTTAAGAATATGATAAGTCATTTGGGGACCCTGACCAACTTCTTAGATAGAAAGAATAAAGGTTTAACCATATTCACAGATAAGGTTTATCGTAAACTCAATAGAATGGAAGAAGTTTATCTTCAGAATATGCGTTCTATGAGACAAAAAATAACGGACATCGCAGAAGAAGCAGGTATCAAAAACGGTATGGATGGTGTTGAAGCGATGGTAAATAAAGCGTTGGGAACTAACTTTCAAGGTGTACCTAATTTAAAAACATTAGAAGTAATAAACACTAAAACAGGAAGAAAGTATAACGCTCGTTTCAATGCCAATCAATTACTTAGGATATATGCATTAAGTAAGAATGATGTGCAACGTGCAAAGTTAGAGAAGCAAGGTATAACTGATAGTGTGTTAGCTGATATAGAAACAGACTTAGGTCCTGAGCTAATAAGTTTTTCTGATAAGATGATTAACTACTTGAGCACTGAATATTTTAATGAAATAAATTCTGTATACAAGCAAGTTAATGGTGTTAATTTAGGATTTGTAGAGAACTATTTTCCTACAAAAACAAAATCTCCAAAGGTGGATGCAAAACTTTTGCAGGATGGAAACTTTAATGGGATATTTTCTGCAGAGACTGCACCTGCTTTCAAGGATAGAATTGATTATGGTAGTGATGTTAATTTAAAAGAAGGAACTTTTACAGGAGTATTAAATAATCACTTGAATACAATGGAGAGATATAAAGCATTAGCTCCGGGTGTTCAAGAGATGAATCAATTCTTTAACATACCCGCAGTTGATACTCTTCTTGAAGCCTCAGGTATGGGTAGATTAATGAAAGTTCTTGTTAATGCTACAATTAATCCTCAATCTGCAGCCGAAGCAGATGGTGTAGGTTCAGGATTATTAGAATGGTTTCAGAGAAAGTTTACTTCATTTGCATTAGCATTTAAGGTGATTCAGATTGCGAAACAGGCTACATCTTTCGTGAACGCCTTTGCTCAGTATAGTTATTTACCAAAAGATAGTAGAGTTCCAAAAGTACTTCAAGGTCCTCTTGACCTTATGATGTTTACTATTGACGGTGCAGGTGTCTTGTTTGAAATGGCTGCCGATTTGGTAGGAAGAAGAGGAGCGATTGCAAAAGCAAGAGAGATGTCAGCTCAGTTTGACCAACGTGTACGTGAAGGATTAGAGGGGGATGTGTATGGTCTTGAGACCGGAAGTCAAACTTTTAAACAAGCGGGTAAAGGAACAAGTTTATACCAAAGAGGGAAACGAGGTTTCAAAACATTTTCTGCACGACCAACTATCATTGGAGATATTATGGGTGTTATGGGTTACTACATAAACTACAAGCGTAATATCGCAAACGGAATGAGTGAAGCTGAGGCATTAGAGGCATTCAATGATTACAATGCAACTCAGCAAACAAGAAGAGCAACTGAAAAAATACCTCTGCAATTGAGAGGAGATTTTGCATCTAAAGGATTCACAATGTTTGGTAGTACTTTGTTTCTACAGATAAATAAAGTAATGCAAAGCATCACAAATATAGGACGTAGTATGTCAGAAGGTAAGGTTCCAAAAAAGCAAGACATCAGAGAGTTCTACTTAAATTATGCCGTTGCTAATATCTTGTTTGTTGGAATGTCAAACATAGCTCTACTTACAAGAGGAGATGATGAAGACAGAGATGCGTTTATGAGAAAAATAAAAGATGCAATGATGGGATTAAATTTAGCTTATCAAATTCCTTACATCGGTGCAGCCATTGAGCAGGGTGTCAATAGAGCGAGAGGTGACAGAAAGCCTGTAAGTGATGTAACAAATCCATTTACATCTATATCAAGTAAGATTAGAAAAAATTTAAGAGACAATCCTGACAATTGGTTTAAGGGTTATGTCGTTCCTATTATAGAGATAGCTATGGGTGCACAGGTTGACCCATTCATAGGGTTGTATAATTCGATAGAAGAGGGTGTCTTTGGAGACACTGATTCTGAAGAGTTCTATGAGAATGTGTATGACTTCTTAGGTATCACACCATCGTACAGACCGGGATACGGACAGAAAGGTTCTTCAGTCAAAGGAATTATTCCGCAAGGAGGAATCAGAACCAAGACAGACCTGAAGCGTTACGACCCTGAGTTGTATGAAGAGGTGTATGGTGAGCGTGATAGAATTAGAAAAGAACAGAAAGAGTTGCGTAAAGAGATGCTTAAGGATATGGGTTACAAAGAAGTTGGTGGTAAGTTATATCCAATAGATTAATTGTAAAATTGTATACCATATACACGTTGCTATACCTAATATAGCACCCCACACAATTAGTTTTAAGTGATTTTTTTTCATTAGTATTTAAAGTATCTAAATTCTTTTTGCTTGTCGTAGTATATCATAAGCTCTTGGTCATTGACTGCTCCTTCACGTGGTTTCCTACCTCCCCAACGTACTTCACCTTTTAGATGTGTGGGTTTACCGTATATGATTCCATCATCACACGCCCATATCATAACAGGATTCAATCGTTTGTCACATAGCTTAACAACTTTACGTGCAGCGACAGGTAATGGATATGCATTAGATAAACTTCTGTATCTTCCTTTCACCTCTGCATATGCTATGAGTTTACCCTGCTCATCAAAAACTCTATAGTCTACATCGTTCGGGTCAAGTTTTTTAAACGTACCCTTGAACTTACTTACAAACTTTTCTATTGCTTTTCTTTCTCTTGTTAAGTCTTTGTTTGATTCGAACCTCATTTGTTATGAATTTCTACGTGGCATCGTGAACAAAGCACAACGCATTTGTCTATTTCTTTTTTTAATCTTTCAAATCCCACTCCTATTGCTTGGGTGTTTGCTATATTAAATTCTTTATTCCCTTGCGGGTGATGAAACTCTAACGCTTTATAAGTAAAGTTCGGATGAGTCTCTTTTGAATAACCGCACTTACAACATTTACTGTTTCTTTTATATTGCTTGAGGCAATT